GAGATGTTCCTGATGATTCTGAAGTTGGCAAGCCAGCACCAGAAGAAGAAGCAGACCATCAACGTCAATGGTCAGTGGATCGATGTCGATCCTCGGGAATGGCGCAACCAGTTCGACATGACGGTAAATGTCGGCCTCGGGATCGGCTCGAAGGACGCGCAGGTTCGCAAGCTGATGGCTGTGAGCGAGAAGCAGGCTCAAGCTATGGCGATCGGTGTGGCAAGCCCCCAGAACGTCTACAACCTGATGTCCGACATCACGAAGATGATGGGCAACAAGTCGCCGGACCGTTACTGGAATGACCCGGTGAAGAACCCGCCGCCTCCGAAGGGACCAGATCCCGAGCAGATGAAGCTGCAGGGTCAGATGCAGATCGAGCAGGCCAAGTTGCAGGCTCAGATGCAGGGCAAGCAGGCTGATCTGCAGGCAAGCGCTCAGATCGAGCAGATGAAGGCCCAGTTCGCTGCTCAGGTTGCAGAGGCTGACCGGGCCTACGAAGCCCAGCTTGAGCAGGCCAAGATGCAGATGCAGGCTGAAGTCGATGTGAATCGCCAAAGGTCCGAGGCTGAGCAGAAGACCCTGGAGATGCAGCAAGCGGCCCAACTGGCTCAGTTGCAGGCGCAGTACCAAGACGCGGCGGATGAGCGTGAGAACGCCCTGAAGTGGCAGATCGAGCAACTGAAGTCGGCAACGGCTATCGAGGTTGCGCAGATCCAGGCATCGGTGAAGGTCCACGACACCTCCATGAAGGCTGCTACTGCACAGAGCACGGCTGAACTGGGCGCTGCGACAAGCCTGGAGACCTCCAAGGACAAGGAAGTGAAGAAGGAGCCGGCTCAGCCTGCTATCGATCTCACCCCGATCACCACTGCTGCTAAGCAGATGCTCGATGCAGCGGCCGAGATGCGCAAACCCCGCAAGCGAACCCTCATCCGTGGTGAAGACGGCAGGGCTACTGGATCTATTGAGGAATAACGATGTCCAAGACGAATACCTGGGAGAACGACCTCCTGCTGCTCATGTTCAACAACACGAACAGCGCGCTTCATGGCGATGCGACCGGCCTCCGTGGCTCGAGCACAGCCGGCAGCTACTATTTCTCGCTGCACACGGCTGATCCTGGCGAAGCCGGCGACCAGACTACGAGCGAGATCGCCTACACCAGCTATGCGCGGGTTGCTGTGGCTCGAAGTGGGGCCGGCTTCACCGTGACGAACAATGCGGTTGCTACGGCTGCTGCGGTCACTTTCCCGGCTGGCACCGGTGGTTCTGGCACTGCGACGCACTTCGGCATCGGCTGTTCCTCGTCTGGTGCTGGAAAGCTGCTGTACAAGGGCGCGTTGACGCCAAACGTGGTTTGCGGTTCTGGTGTCACTCCGCAGATCAACGCCGGCACGGTCGTTACCGAGGACTAAATGGCCGCCGCCGTTCGCGGTAGTTCGGTCGTTGGCGGGAGCGGCGTCACATCGCTTGCTACCGGCTCCTTCACCAGCGCTACCGGCGACACGATCGGGGTTTGGTTCAACTACGGGGCTTCGACAGACCCCACGAGCGTTACTGACAACAAGGGCAACACCTACACCCAAAGAGGGAAGGTGTCCCGTACAGGTAGTTTCACATCCTTCCTGTACACCTGCGAAAACGCGACGGGCGGTGCTGGGACCGTCGTCACGCTGAATATCGGGTTCACTGAGTATCCGACCCTCGCTGCTGTGGCGATGTCGGGTGTTGTGACCTCGTCGGTGCTGGACGTGCTGACGACTGATGGGGTTGACACTGTTCAACCCTGGACCTTGTCGAGCGGTACGCTTGCGCAGGCCGATGAGATAGTTTTCGGCTTCGTTGGGTCGGACAGCGGCGGCGCGTCGGACACGTTCACCGAAGGCTCGGGCATGACGAAGCTCGGGGAGGTGGTGGACTCGAACCTGTACTGGACAGGTGCTCTGGCTTATGTGGTGGTTGCGGCTACCACTGCTCGCGTGCAGTCCTGGACGAACAGCGGTGGTGGGTCGAATTCGACGCAGATCGTCGCTTCGTTCAAGGCATCGGGTGGTGGCGGTGGCCCGACGACCACAACGGCAACGGCTGCGGCGGGTGTAGCGACTGTCTCTGGTGTTGGGGCTTCGAGCGCCAAGACGACAGGTACAGCGGCTGCCGGAACGGCTACGGTTGCCGGCGTCGGGTCATCGACTGCGGTAACGACTGCCACGGCTGCTGCTGGCTCTGCGACGGTTTCTGCGGTTGGTGCTGCGGTCATCCTGACCACTGCGACAGCGGCGGCAGGGGCTGCAACGGTCTCGGGGGTGGGTTCCTCCACTGCTGCGACGGGCGGGCAGGCTAACGGGGTTGCGACGGTCTCTGGTGCTGGTGCATCGACTGCTGCAACTGCGGGCCAGGCGGCAGGATCGGCGACTGTCAGTGCTGTCGGGTCGAGTTCTGCGGCAACGACTGCAACGCCGGCCGCTGGATCGGCAACGGTCAGCGCGGTTGGTAGTTCGGTGGCTGCTGGGCAGACCACGGCAGTCCCTGCTGAGGGCGTTGCGACGGTCAGCGCGCAGGGATCGAGCATTGTTGCGACAACTGCCGTACCAGCGCAGGGTTCGTCTGAGGTGTCTGCGACCACTCCGACGAGTGGCGGCGGTGGATACGACGACGCCAGGCGCAAGGTCCGCAAGCGCGTCAATGAACTGAACAAGAAGATCCTGCAGGCCGAGCAGGAGACCAAACAGACTGCTGTCACCAAGGCGAAAAGCGTCCAAAAGAGCGCTCCGACCGAACAGGGATTCGATGAAGACGAAGAAGAAGCGCTGATGCTGCTGCTATGACCCTCAACGAACGAATCTACAACGCCGATCAGGCGAAGCTTGTCCTTGAGAACGAAGCCTTCAAACGGGCCTTCGAGGACATCAAACAGGAGTTGACAGAACAATGGAAGACATCGCCCGCAAGAGACCAGGACGGCCGCGAAAAGTTGTGGCTGATGCTGAAACTGCTGGACAAGGTGCATCTGTGCCTGGAATCGTCCCTGGACTCGGGGAAGCTGGCAGCGAAGGAGCTGGAGTATCAGGAGAGCATGGCAAAGAAGGCCAAGGGATGGCTTGGGCTGAGCTGATCCGCCTCGTGCATGAGAAGCACAGCCGAGAGCACCAGATCGCGACCGTTTGGCACCCTGAATCGGAGGGCGAGACCCTGGAAACGAAGCTCGGCAACGTCCGAGTGCTGCAAGGCCCGGCTCAGTACCAACTGACCACGGGCGAGATCATCGAGATTTAACCGTCCGCTCACCCGGGTATCAATTGGTGAGCAGCCCAGCGCAGTGATGCGTCGGCAAAGGAGAGCATGTGGACACGTCTACGACACCCACGGAGAGTTTGAGCACAGATCAGGCGGCAGGGGCATTCTTGGAAGCTCTGAGCCCGCCAGAACCAGAGAAAGAGGTATCCCCTCCGACTCAATCCGAGGCCGAAGAGGCAGCGGAAACCCCTGCTGAGAACAACGCAGTAGGGGAGGGCGACGACGCCCCACCTGAGCCAGAGACAGATGAGATCGTCACCGTCCTTGTTGACGGCAAGCCGGTCGAACTGACGAAAGCCCAGATCGCCGAGGCTCACAAGAGTGGGTTGCGGCAAGCCGACTACACGAAGAAGACGACCGAACTGGCCGAGCAGCGCAAAACTGCGGAAGCCGAGACGGCGAAAGCTCGTGAGGAACGCCAGCAGTACGCGCAGAACCTTTCGAGGAACCAGGCGCTACTGGAAGGCGCGCTGCAAGAGCAGCAAAAGACAGACTGGCATGCGCTACGCGAGTCGGACCCTGTTGAGTTTCTGAAGCAATGGCACCTCTTCACCGAGAGACAAGCCGCGTTGCAGCAGACGCATCAGCAGCAGGCCGCACTGCAAGCGCGTGACCGAGCCGAGCAAGAGCAGAGCTTCAAGGCCCACGTTTCGGATCAGCGGGAACAACTCCTCGCCAAGATCCCGGAATGGAAGGACGAAGCGAAGCAGAAAGCCGGCGTGGCAGAGATCAAGACCTACATGCAGAAGCAGGGTTTGACCGAAGCCGAGATCATGGGAGTGACAGACCACCGCGCGATCGTCATGACTCGTAAGGCCATGCTTTACGACCAGATGATTGCCAAGGCATCCGCCGCCGCGAAGAAGATGGACAACGTACCCAAGAGGGTCGAGCGTCCTGCTGTTGGCGAGACGAATGTCCTGGACAAGCGCAATGCAGCCTTTCAGCGTCTTCAGAAGACTGGACGCCCCGAGGATGCAGCGGGTCTATTTGCTCAATTCCTGTAACCCCTAACGCCGAGAGGCGCCGGAGTTTGAAATGACTGCACCTACCAATACGTTCCTCACCACTGCCGCGATCGGCAACCGTGAGGATTTGAGCGACATCATCTATCGGATCACCCCGACCGAGACGCCGTTCCTCAACATGTCGGCCAAGTCGAAGGCGACCAACACCCTGCACGAGTGGCAGACCCAAGACCTCGCGGCGGCTGCGGCCAACGCCCAGGTTGAAGGCGACGACGCTACTGCTGTGGCTGCGACCCCGACCGTTCGCCTGAGCAACCGTACCCAGATCTCGGCCAAGACGGCGAGCGTGTCCGGTTCGCAACAAGCGTCCGACACCGCTGGCCGCAAGAACGAGATGGCCTATCAGATGAGCCTGAAGGCGCTGGAACTGAAGCGCGACATGGAGTTCGGCCTGACGCAGAACAACGTCACCGCCACTGCTCCGCGTCAATCGCGCGGTCTGCTCGGCTGGGTGGTGGACAACACCTCGAAGGACGCCGGCACCACGCTTGCCAGCTACACCGGCAACACCGCCCAGACGGACGGTTCGACCCGTGCTTTCACGGAAGCCCAACTGAAGTCTGTTCTGCAACTCCAGTGGACTGCCGGTGGCAAGCCGGACACCATCATGCTCGGTGGTACTGCCAAGCAAACCTTCTCGACCTTCACCGGCAATGCAACGCGGATGGACAAGTCGGAAGACGGCAAGCTGTTCGCTTCGATCGAGGTCTACGCCTCCGATTTCGGCGACATCAAGGCGGTTCCGAACCGTTTCCAGCGCACTCGCGACGTGTTCATCCTGCAAAGCGACATGGTTGCCGTTGCCTACTTCCGCCCGTTCTCGACGGTGGACCTGGCGAAGACCGGCGACGCTGACCGCAAGCAGATCATCGTCGAGTACTGCCTGGAGATGCGCAATCCGAAGGCCCACGGCGCCGTGTACGACATCGCCTAAAGGCATGGGGCCACCTTCGGGTGGTTCCGCTTCTGGAGAACCAAATGGGCAAGCAAATCACTCAAACCGCTACTGGCGGACTGGCGATCGTCGATGACGCCGCCTCGTCTGTCGGCTGCGCCGTCATGGCGCTGACGTGGAACGTCGCTCGTGGAGCAACGAACACCGTCACTGTCGGGGTCATCCCCGCAAACGCTCGCATCCTCGGGATCTGGGTGCAGAACACGGTCGTTCACAACGCCGTGACGACTGCAAACGTGTCGGTGGGCCTGTCTGGTGGTACTGCCACCTACTTCTCTGCCGCGCAGGACATCAAGACCGCGATCGGGAACTTCTCGCTGGCCGCGACTGTTGGTTGGACGCCTTCCGCCAACGCTCAGACGGTGACCTGCACCTACACGGAAACCGGCACGGCCTCCACGACCGGCACCGCTACCGTGTCGATGCTGTACACGGTCCTGTGACCACCGCCCCTTCGGGGGCTCTTCTTCATTCCTAACGCTGCGAAGCGCTGGAGCAAGCATGTCGAAAACCTATTCGCCCGCAGTCCAAGTGGCTGTGACCGGCGCGCTCATCACCACGTCTGGCGTGTCTGCCGGCGCAACGATCCCCAACAACTCCGCTGGTGAAAAGCCCCGGTACATCCGCGTTGCTGCCACTGCTGCGGCGACCGTTCGTATCGGTGTGGGCGCGCAAACCGCATTGACCACGGACATGCTCGTTCAGCCTGGCGATTCGGTTGTGATGGCTGTCGCCTCGGGTGTGACCAACATCGCGGCTCTGCAGGTGACTGCGGCTGGTGTCGTTCAGGTCTCCCCCCTGGAGAACTCGTAATGACCGTCGCGACCCGCTTCCACTTCGATGACGGGAAGATGGTCACGCAGCGGACGCAGGACTGCACGCCTATTGCTGAGCGTGCCAAGGCCCTCCACAACGAGGGTTTGCACGGGTCGAGCGACTTCAAGCACGCTGCCTCCATCCCTGCCGTGATCGTCGAGAGCTATTGCAACCAGCACAACATCGACTTTGCCGAGTTCATGGGGAACAAGGAGCACATCAAACGGCTGTGCAACGACCCCACGTTCAGCCAGTTCCGCGTCTGGCCCGGGAGGCTCTAAGTGGCGCTTTCCAATTACACCGATCTGCTGGCCTCGGTCGCCTCGTGGATGAACCGCACGGACATGACGGCGGTTATCCCCGACTTCGTGACCATCGCAGAGAGCCGGATTGCTCGCGATCTTCGTCATCGCAAGCAGCTTGTGTCCGACACGCTTACAGCCTCCATCACGACCCGTGCTGTTGCGCTTCCTTCGGATTGGCTGGAGTTCTCCAACCTGACCATTGACGGCACGCCGGACACGATCCTGCAGGCCGTGACCATGGAGCACCTGAACGCCAACTATCCCGAAGCAGGGTATTCGGCCAAGCCCATCGTCTTTGCTGTGGATGGGGACAACGTGCTGTTCGGGCCTCTTCCTGACGACGCCTACACGGTCAACATCGACTACTTCGCCCGCTTTCCTTCGCTGGCGACGGATGCGACGAACTGGCTGATGACCAATCACCCGAAGGTCTACCTCTCGGCGTGCATGGCAGAAGCGGCCTCGTTCACCTTCGATCCGCAACGCGCGGCCGAGTGGAACGCGATCTACAAGGGCGAGATTGCCGAGCTGCAGAAGGACGATGACGCATCCGCCCATAGCGGCTCTGTCCTGAGGGTCAAGAAGAAATGACCCCAATCGCCGGCTTCGCCCCCGACAGCGATCCATGCGCTCCTGGCGTGCTCATGGACTGCTCAAACCTCGTTCCCTATCCGGCTGGGTTCATGGGCGCTCCTTCGGCTGTGTCCGTGGGTGCGAACGCCCTCGCAGCGGAGTGTCGCGGCGCGGTGGTGGCGACGAAGCTGGACGGGTCTCGCCGGATCTTCGCGGGAACCCAGACCAAGCTCTACGAACTGAGCGGTACTTCCTGGACGGACCGCAGCGCAGGCGGCGGCAGCTACACGGGTTCGAGCGAATCGCGCTGGTCCTATTGCCAGTTCGGCGACACCACGATCGCAACGAACCTCGCTGATGCCATGCAAAGCTCGTCTTCTGGGGCGTTTGCAGCGATTGCAGGCGCTCCGAAGGCAAAGGTAGTGGTCTCGGCCTCCAATAACTTCGTCCTGGCTTTCAACACGAACGAGGGCACCTATGGTCAGTCTCAGGATCGGTGGTGGTGTTCTGCACAAGGTAATCAGGCGGACTGGACGCCGGCTGTCTCCACCTCTTCCAACACGGGCCGTCTCGTCGCGGTTGAGGGGGCGATTCAGGCTGCTTTGACCCTGGGTGACTACGTTGTTGCCTACAAGCAGCGAGCCATCTTCGTCGGAAGCTACGTAGGCGCTCCGGTTGTCTGGCAGTGGAACCTGATCCCCGGTGGTGAAGCTGGGGCGGTCGGTCAAGAGGCTGTGTGCGACATCGGCGGTGCCCATTTCATCGTCGGCAATGACAACTTCTGGATTTTCGATGGGACGCGCCCTGTTCCATTGGGAACTGGTGTGAATCGTCAGTGGTTCCTGGACAACTCGAGCCCGACCTATCGCTACCGCACCAAAGCTACTTTCGACAAGCAGAACAACCTTGTTCGGGTCAATTACCCGTCCAACACGTCTACGGGGACGTGCGATGCGTGCTTGGTGTTCCATGTCGGAACCAAGCGTTGGGGCCGCAACGATGTGACCATCGAGGCGCCGTTGAACTACATCGCGCCTGGCGTGACGATCGATGGTCTGGACGGGTATGCAGCGACCGTAGATACCCTGCCAAACATCCCGTTTGACTCGCAGTACTGGCTGTCTGGTGGGCAGACCCCTGCCTACTTCAACGGCTCTCACTCGCTGGTCTCGATGAACGGGGTTTCGATCTCCTCCAGCTTCACGACTGGGGATCTTGGCGATGACAACCTTGTGAGCGTGCTGGACAGGTTCCGGGTGCGCTTCCTGCAGTCCCCGACCTCTGCCACTGCTACCGGCTTCTTCAAGATGAACGAGGGCGACACCTTGCAAAGCGGTGCGTCCAACGCGATCAACGATGGAAAGTTTGATCTTCGGCAGTCCGCTCGGTTTCACCGGGTTCGGATTGACATGACCGGCGACCACTCGGAAACGCAGTTTGAAGGTCAACCCAAGAGGACGGGTGGGCGATGAGACTCCAGGAAAAGCCACTCCTCCCGCTCGACGCTTCGCGGTTGAACGTCGCCCTTGACGGGCTGTTCTACGCGATTGCTACGAAGGTCAACGGCCTAGCAGATGGCCGTCTTTCTCAGATCGACAACGCGCGCACCGCTGTCCCGACGACCGGCACATGGGCTGCGGGTGATTTCGTGCGCAACAGCGCTCCTTCTGAACTTGGCGCGGCTGCAAGCAAGTACGTGATTTTCGGATGGCTATGCACGGTGGGTGGCACGCCGGGCACCTTCGTTCAATGCCGCTTTCTGACAGGGAACTAAAAATGGCTGAATACTCCAATCCTTTCTTCGGGCAGCAAAACCCGTATCAGGGTCAGCAGAACCCCTTCCTTGGTCGGAGCAATCCTTACCTCACGGAAAAGATCGATGCGGCCCAGGGCGATCTCGTCAGGAACTACAACCTGACGACTCAGCCTGCCTACAACACGGCCATGGCGAAGTCTGGCTCGTTCGGCAATGCCGGCGTGCAGCAGATGAACGAGAACGCTCAGTTGAACCTGCAGAAGTCTCTCGGTGATGTCTCGACCAACATGCGAGGCACCGATTATCAGAACCAGCAGCAGCTTTACATGCAAGACCGTTCGCAGAACATGCAGAACTATCTTGCGAATCGCTCGCAGGATCTCCAGAACTACCAGTGGGATCAGGGATTCAACCGCGACCTGTTCAATGACGCCTACACCCAGAACATGGGCAACCTTCAGGCAGGTGTCGGTCTCCTCGGAACCATGGCTGGCTACAACGCCAACGACCTGACCAACGGGACGAACATCCAGAACACCCCTCTGAACTACTGGTCGCAGTTCTCGAACTCTGCGAACTCGATCGCCAACGGCTTCGGCACGACGACCGGCACGGCGAGCGGCGGAGGATCTAACCCGCTGATGGCTGGCCTCGGTGGCGCGCAGCTCGGACGCTCTCTGTGGGGCAGCAGCAATTGGAGCCCGAACACCTCGACGGGTGGCAGCGATTGGGCTAACGGGTCCGGTTCGTACTCTCAGTACAACCAGCCTGATTACGGGCAGTACTTCTGATGGACCTGGCCGAACTCGAAGCGCGCGATCGAAAGATTGACGCGCTGGAGGCTGCCATTGTTCGCGACCTTCCTCCTGTTGATTGCCCGGTGACGAACCACTTTGCGCCGGGGCTGTACGCGCGTGAGATGTTCATCCCTGCAGAGACCGTCCTGACGGGGAAGATCCACAAATATGCCAATCTGTCGATCATGAGCAAGGGTGCTTTGCGCCTGTTCATGGAAGACGGGACGACAGAGGATGTCAGGGCGCCGTTCACCTACGTTGCCCCTCCGGGTACTCGCAGGGCTGCACTGGCCCTAGAAGACACGGTGTGGACCGTGATCCACGCTACGGAGGAAACGGACGTGGACAAGATCGAACAGGCTGTCGTCTGCCAGACGCCAGAGGAATACCGGCTCTTCTTCCAAGAGCAATTGAAACTTGAAGGGAGCAAATTATGAGCTGGGGAGCAGTAGCAGGTGCAGCAGTCGGCGTTGTGGGTAGCGCGATGTCCGACAGTGGTGGCGGTGGCGGGCAATCGCAATCGACCTCGAAACAGCCATGGATGCCGGCAACGCCGTGGCTGATGAACAACCTGAACCGTGGGCAAACGCTCCAGTCTCAGTACGAAGCGCAGCCGTTCAACGCCCAGCAGCAGCAGGCATACGGCAATCAGGCGAACCAGTCTGCCTACATGCGCGCTGCCGTTCCTAGCCTCCTACGCCAGATGCAGGGCAATCAGATCGGCTTCGATCGCTCCAACCCCAACGCCAGGCCGGCTGCGTTCAACTGGGATGGTCTGATGGCTGCGGCGAAGGATGGACAGGCTGCGCAACAACAGCAAGGCGGGTTGCTGGACATGCTCAACAGCAGCCCAGCAGTCAATTCCAGCCTCACGCCGATGGCTGAGCCTCCGAAGGAAGAGCCAGGCACGTTCACCCAGCAGACCGTCAATTGGAGCCCGCAGCAGCAGTATCTGATTGATAACGGTCGCAGCCCGTGGATGCTCGGCGGTAGCCCGGATAGCTTCGTTGCAGGCAATCAAGCCTTCCAGGGCGACGGTGGTTACGGTCAGTTCCGCTATGGCATGGACGTTCCGAAGGCCGGCACCAAAGCCTATCGTGACATGCAGGAATACTTCCTGAACGGCGGTCTTGACCCTTACGGCAAGTACGGTGACCGCAAGTTCGGCGGGAACTGGATGAGTGGCAGCGATTTCGGCATGGGTGCGGCTACTGATGACGGCGGCGCAGCGGCTGCGGTTGGCTCTTCGGCGAACTTCTAAGGGGGAAGCATGGGACTACTCGATGCATTGGGCAGCGACGATGCCAAGCTGGGCATTGCTCTGCTGTCTGCCAGTGGCTACTCGCCTATTCCGATGAGCTTCAGCCAGCGGTTGGGCGGGGCTCTGGGGCAGTTCAACGCAGAGCGGACTGATTCCGCCGATCGCGCCCTGAGGACGAAACTCCTCCAATCGCAGATCGACGAAAACGCTAACCAGAACCTGCTGCGTCAGGGTCAGCTTGCTCGCCAACAACGTCAGGATGCGTACTACCTCGGTGGCGATGTTGGGGGCGGCACGATGACTGCTCCTGCGGCTACGACTGCTGCGCCTGGCTCCGCTCTCAAGGCTGCTACTGGTGCGCCTGCCGACACACCTCCTCCGGGGAAGGGCAAGTTTGCGGAGTGGTCGCAGCAGTACGGCATTCCTGTTGATGCGCTCGTGTCCGACTACTTCAGCAACGGCGGGAAGGGCATCGCTGACATGCTGATGAAGAAGGGAACGTCTGACATGCAGGTGTCCAACGGGTACGCCTACGACAAGAACAAGGTCGGTGCGGGCTACCTGCCGCAGATGAACATCAGCAACACGGGGCAAGCCTCGCTGGTGCAGGTTGGCCCGGATGGCCTTCCGGTTGTCTCTGCGCCTCGTGGTGCTGTAGATACCTACCGCTCCTATCAGGGCGCTCAGGCCGACTTCAAGCCAATCAAGGTCTTCAACCCTGAGACCCAGCGAGAGGAATTCACATCCGAAGGTGCGGTGGTCGGTGGTCGTCCGCTGGCCCCGATGGCTGGCAGGGCTGGCAATGTGCAGTCTCCTGGCTACTCCGGAGGGGATCGGAGCGCGGCCAACGCTGAATCCATCCGCATCATGCAGGCCGAGCTGCAGAAGCCTGATCTGACGCAGGCTGATCGTGCAGGCATCCAGCGCGAGATCCAGCGTATGCAACTGCAGTCGGGGATGACCAATGCGCAAGTGGCTCAATCCGGAAGCTTCGCTGCTGGTCCGTCTGCCTCTGAAGCGGCACAGAACGAGGCAAACAAGGTTCGCGCGGTCGATACGGCAAAGGCTGACGTTGTACGGAACACCGAGAAGCAAACGGCCGGCAAGCTCTATGGGCAAATGACCGGCGTTGCCCAGCAAGCCATGAAACTGCTGGACGCGAACCCGACCGGCAGCGGCGCGGGGGCATTGGCTGACTCTGCCTTGAACTTCGTTGGTCAGCCGACAAAGGGCGGCAACGTTGCGCAATCCCTGGAAGCAGTCGCCGGGTGGATGGTTGCCAACGTTCCTCGAATGGAAGGCCCGCAGTCCAACGCCGATGTCATGAACTATCAGACCATGGCCGGCCGGGTCGGGGACCGCACTTTGCCCGCCGAGACGCGCAAGGCTGCGCTCCGTGAGGTCATCGCGCTGCAGAACAAGTACGCCGAACTCAACGGCGGTAGCAAGACTCAGGAAGCCGCGAGCGGTCTCCCGTCTGGCTGGTCTGTGAAGGTCAAGTAATGCCTACTTTCGAGTTCACCGCACCGGACGGCAAGACCTACGAGGTCCAAGGTCCGGACGGAGCAACGCAGGAACAAGCGTTCTCCATGCTGCAAAGCCAGATCGCTGGGGGGTCTCCCCCTGCTACGAAAGAGCCGTCTGCGGCTTTCTCTGCTGGCAGGGCTCTAAACGACATCCCGCGTCAGGTTGGGCTGACTGCTCGCTATGGCCTGGAAGGGCTTGCGAACACGGCCCAGATCGTCACGGAGCCGCTGCGCTACCTCACAGATCGTGCTACCGGGATGACGGGCAAGACTCGCCCTCTTGGCGCAGAAGCGTCCTTGCTGGCAGACCGCATCGGCCTTCCGTCTCCTCAAACCTCGAATGAGCGGGTTATCGGTGACGCCTCCCGCTTGGTTGCTGGTGCCGGTGGTCTTGCTGGTGCTGCTGGCGCTGCATCAAAGCTTCCCGGAATGGCTGGAACGGTCATGGAAAGTCTTGCCGCTAATCCCACCGCGCAATTGACCTCTGCGGCTGGTGCCGGCTTGGCTGGCGGTGCTTCGCGTGAGGCTGGGGGCAGCCCTCTCGCTCAAGGTGGCGCAGCGCTCATCGGTGGCGTTGCTGGCGGTCTTGCTCCGGGTGCCGGTCAAACGCTGGTCGATGCCGGCCGGCGCATGCTCGCTCCGAAACTGACGCCGCAGCAGATGGACGTTCAGTTGACCTCCGTTCTTGAAAGGGCAGGGGCCGACTATTCGCAGCTTCCCATGAACGTGAGGAGCAACCTGCGCAAAGAGCTTGCGTCGTCGTTGCAGGCCGGCAAGGAACTAGACCCTGCTGCGGTTTCGCGGATGGCCGACTTCATGCGTGTGGGTGCGACTCCGACCCGTGGCATGGTCTCGCAGAACCCCGTGCAGATCACGCGCGAGCAGAACCTGGCGAAGATGGCGGCGAACGCAGGTGATGATGCGTTGCATGGCCTTCCGCTCCTGCAGAACCAGAACAATGCGACGTTGATCCGCAACCTGAACGAACGCGGGGCAGGCACCGAGACGATGCCGATCGCTGCTGGGCGTGCGATTCAAGACCGCATCCAGGGGACCAATGCAGCGCTTGGTCGAGTCGAGCAAGGGGCGTGGGATCTTGCAAAGGGCTCTCCAGGCTACAAGGCTCCGATCTACCCGGATGGCTTGAATGCTGCTCTGCAACGCACCGGAGACGAAGCCCTGACCGGCTATCTGCCCAAGCAGATCACCGACTACATGGCGGCGTTCCAGACCGGTCAGCAGCCCTTCACACCGCAGCACTACAAGAATCTGCGCTCGATGCTCTCCGGGGAGCTGGCGAAGGGCGGGAACGAGGCTGCTGCTGCGCGAGCTGCTATTCAAGGGCTGGAATCGGTCCCGATGCGACCGATCACCAACCCGGGAGGAATCGACTTCGGTACGGCTCCGGTGACACAGGGGATGGCAAACGCCATGCGCGGCAGGGATTCACAAGCTGGTGACGCCATCGAAGCCGTCAATCGTGCTCGTGCTGCGACCGCTGCCAAGTACGCCTATCAGGAGAGTTCTCCGCTCGTTCGGACGGCTCTGGCCGATGCGAGGACGGCAGACCCTGAAAAGCTTGCGCAGTCGTTCGTCCTGAACGGCACGGTGAACGATGCTCGCTCAGTGGCTCGTGAAGTCGGCCCCGAGGGGATTGCGACCATCCGGAACACCCTGGCGACCTACATCAAAAAGCAGGCGCTCAGCGGTGCGTCAGATGAAACGGGGAAGGTCTCGCAGTCGGCTCTGAACGCTGTCCTGCGCAAGATCGGGGACGAAAAGCTGCGCCTGTTCTTCACGCCGGACGAGGTTTCTGCCCTGCAAGCCACGGGACGGGTTGCAAGCCTGATGCAGTCGCAGCCGATCGGGTCTGCGGTGAACAACAGCAACTCCGGGGCGCTGGTGCTCGGTCGAGGGATGGATCTGCTGAACGGTGTTGCCGGGAAGATCCCGTTTGGGAAAGCGGCTGTGATCGACCCACTGAGGAGCATCAATCTGTCCATCTCCCAGCGCCAGGCGGAAAACGTCCTTCCTGGCCTGCTTGCCGAACAGCCTAGACAGCCTCTAACGCCGTCCCTACTTCTCCCAGGGCTTGCTGTTGGCGGGGGGCTTCTTTCGCAGTAAGTGACGTATCAGGGCTAGGACGCACAAGGCACCTAGCCAGCCCAGAAAGATCGGGTCGAAGTTCATCGGCTCCATTCCTAGACCGCCCACTGAGGCGGATTTCCTTCCCCTAACGCTGAGAAGCGCCGGAGAACAAATTGGCACTTTACACCACCCTTGCATCCCTCTCCCAGACGGCGGCAAGCAACGTCGCAGATGGATCTGTTGACGCACCATCCACGATCGACCAGCAGACGAACCTGCTTGCGTCGTTCATCGCCCAGCTTCGGGACGGTACAGGCTTTACCACGGGCGCGAACTACGTCGCTCAATGCCAGCTCGTCAAGAGCGGCTCCAACCTCGTCCTGCAACGATACGACGGGGTAGGCCTGACGATCAACGGGGTTGCCTATGCGATCCCTTCGGCTGGCGTCTCCCTTGCTCCGACGGCGCTTTCTGTCGGCACGACCTACAACATCTATGCCTACATGAATGCAGGGACGATGACCCTTGAGGCATCGACGACTGCCCGCGCGACGGATAGCACGACAGGTATCCAGATCAAGTCAGGCGATCCCACCAGAACCCTGGTCGGTAAGGCGTCGATTATCACCGGGCCGGCGTGGGTCGATACGGACCTGCAGAGGCTGGTGATCAGTTGGTTTAACCGCAGACCTCTTCGGATCTACAACAGCACTCCAGGCGGGAATTCGACTACTTCCGCGACTCCAGTTGGGATCGTCGCTCAAATGTCGTTCCTTTGTTGGGGGGATGCAGCGATTCCGGTGGGTTTCGTCGGATCTGTCGCCAACAGCACATTGAATCAATCATGTAGCACGGCGCTCGGCCTAGATGCGACAACGTTTTCGCATGCCGCCGTCCAGTATCAAGCCTATGCAGCCTTCACGGTCGGCGCGGCCTGTGGCGGAACGACCTTCCTTCCCGCAGAGGGTTCGCACGGTGTGACTCTCTGCGGCAGCGTTAGCGGCGGAACTGGCACATGGCAGGCGAACATCGAAATGTCCGGTGTGATCCAGGGGTGAACAAATGAAGCGCTACTTCATCAATGCCCTGATCGGCCTAGACCAATTCATCAATGCTTTGTTCGGTGGCGACCCGGACATGACGCTATCTGGTCGTATGGGGCGTGCGGTTGCTGCCGGCCGCTGCAAGCTTTGCAAGATCGTGTGTTGGTTCCTCGGAAAGATCGACAAGGACCATTGCGCACGAGCGGACAAGAACGAAGCCGATGAGGGGTTGGCATGAGTCAGGACTCCCAACCCGACGAGCCGCGACTCTCGAAAGTGATCGACCTGAAATTGCCGCTGACCTGGCTCATCGGTGTGGCCTCAATGATCGTTGCTGGAGGCTTCGGCCTGTACCAACAAGTTGGCAGCCAGGGCGAGACGATCAAGGGAATCAATGAGCAGTTGAAGGATTTGCAGATCATCGTGAGGTCTGGGAACACGCAGGCTGCAACGATTCAAGGAGAACTCGCAATCCTCAAGTTCAGGATCGAGAACATCGAAGCTGAAAAGAGGGCCGCACGATGACCCTCGATCAAGTCATCTCGCAGATCCTGAATCCTGGCTTAGCTCAGTTGCCGATGGCGATGGACACGCCTAAAGCACGGCTGATGCTCCTCACTATCGGCCAGCAAGAGTCCAAGTTTCAGCACCGCGCGCAGGTGCTCAACGGCGGTGGTAAAGGTCCGGCTAGAGGCTTCTGGCAGTTCGAGCGTGGAGGCGGTGTCAAGGGGGTAATGAACCACCATGTCACTACAGGTCATGCGCATCGCCTATGCGCAGATCGTGGCGTCGATTGGGACGCTGCGGCCATCTGGGCGAAGCTGGAGACAGACGACCTCCTTGCATGCGGATTCGCTCGCCTGCTGCTCTATTCGGACCCGAAGCCTCTGCCGGCGATCGACGATGCCAATGCGGCTTGGGATCTCTACGCCGAGCGCACATGGCGTCCAGGGAAACCGCATCGCTCAACCTGGGATGGCTATCACGCAGCCGCCCGCAAAGCTCTAGGAGTCTGACATGGCGCACGGATGGAATCTTTGGTGGTGGCTCGTTCGGGGAGGTCGATGACCATGAACCCATTGCTCATAGGCCCAGTGCTCGAAATAGGCAAGAGCCTGATCGATCGCTTGTTTCCAGACCCTGCCTTGAAAGCCAAAGCAGAGATGGAAATGATGGTCTTGCTGCAAACGCAGGATCTTCAGAAGGTGCTCGGGCAACTGGAGATCAACGCCAAGGAGGCGGCGAGCCCGAACCCCTTCACGAGCGGATGGCGCCCCTTCATCGGCTGGTGCTGCGGCGCTGGCTTCCTGTGGGCAACCATTGGTCAACCCGTCTTCGCTTGGGTCGCCGTCTCGCGTGGCTGGCCCGCACCTCCTGCCATCGACACAGAAGTCCTGATGTACGTGCTCGGCGGCATGTTGGGGCTTGGAACACTCAGGACAGTTGAAAAGGCCAAAGGCGTGGCCTGACCCCCCAATTCTCTAAGCCTGCCGCCGGCCTTGGCGGCTTTTTTATGCCCCAAAGGACACCCCATGAGCAAGATCAAGATCGAGATCAGCCAAGAGAACGCAGATGGCGCATACCCGCCTCCGTTTCTGTCGTTCCTTGTCAATTCCGCAGGGGTGGTGCTGCCTCCTGCACCTCCTGCGCCTGCACCTGAGCCGCCTCCACCTGCGCCGGCCCCAGAGCCTCCCCCTCCGGCACCACCGCCCCCGGCTCCTGCTCCGGAACCACCTCCGCCCGCTCCAGCACCAGAACCGCCCCCACCGGCACCAGCGCCTGAGCCTCCTCCGCCTCCCCCGCCCAGCGCGATCGCTGGTGACATCGTGGACGCCTCGGGTGCCATCGTGCAGTCCGCCTACGTCGAAGCTGCGAAGGACTTCACCGGCCCTCTGGCGATGATGATTCGCTACGGCACAGCCTCTCTGGTGAACGATGGCCCGGAACTGACCGAAGCGCCCGTCATCGGAACGATCACCAGCGGCTACGGTGGTGGGTCGATGCAATACCAGTTCGGCGGCCCTGAGAGTTTGGAAAACAATGACTACGTGACCAACCAAGGCGCGGGTCTCGTTGCAGGTGAAACCCTGCTCGAATCGGTCGTCCGCCTGACCACGATGGTCAAGGATCGGAGCTGCATCTCGCTCAAGCCCCAGGTCTTCTGGCAGGATGGGCAAGACCCGGTGCCGTCTCAACTCCGCGACTACATCGCTTCTGGCGTGCTGTCGAACACGGACAAAGCCGTCTATGCCGTCCGCAAGTCAGGCCCTGGTGACAGTGGCGTAACCCGTCAATCCATCGTTGCGACCCAAGGCACGGAAACGGAAGGCCCGGTGATCTTCACCATCGGCACCGCAACTGCTCCGGGGAAATGCAGCGTCCGCCTCAAGCCTGGCGTTTCCATCACCTCCATGGACGTGAGCGACAACGGCGAGTTTGCCTATGCAACCCTGTGGAACTTCCTGGAGTTCAAGGGCGAGGTTGCTGTGATCGCTCTCGCTTCCTGCCGGCCGGGTCGCCTGTGGACCGATACCCCTCCGTTTGAGGAATGGTGGAACGACTGGGACCGTCCGCATCCTGGCCTGTTCAACCAAGGCAACATCGGCTTCATGAAGGTGGTGGGATACGTCCAACTGCCCGACATGAAGGCGCCGAGCTGCTGCCGCGTGGTCACTGGTGTTGACGGGCATACGCAAGTCGTCGCCCAAGGGTCCGACCCGGGCGGTGTGGCCGAGCTGTCGTCTCCGCTGCAGGACAACCGCGCGAAGCTCTTGCCCGGTGGGATCTATTACGAGAAGTACGCCAAGGGTGGGCTACTCATCGTCGGCTCGTACTCTGAGCAGAAGCTGTGCTGGATCGACCTCGCTCCGATGGTCAGCTACTTCAATGGGATGTACCTCGACAGCGACGCGAACAACGTGCAGACCCGCACGCTTGGGATGGGTGCCAATCAGTGGCCCTTCGTCCTCGCCTCTGCCAACCTCCCGCAAGTCGTGAAGACCGAACCCACAGGGAAGGTGCGCGCGATCGTCTCGACGGTCAGCTACGGATACTGGAACAAGGACGACCAGCGACGCGAGCCGGGAACCCCGTATTGGATGTCAAGCCCCAACGCTCCGCGCGTGTGGGTCGTCACCAAGGACGGAACCGCATCGATCTACGCTGTAGGCCGGTGGGTGCCTGGTGTGAAGCCGGCAGACCAGACGCCTCAAGTCAGCGAGATCCAGAAGATCAGCGAGGAGACCGGCCTCGGTTCCAACATCACCCACGCTGGAAACGTGAAGGACTATCCGATCGACATGCAGGGCATCCCGTGGGACTCGGCCGACGCCTTGCCCCATTCGATGAACCACATGCTGATGATCTCGGATCGTGGAGGCCGCGCGGTCAAGATCTATCAGTTCTCGCTCCTCAACAACGCAGCCTTTGAGCGCTACACCCTGCGCGACAAGGACATGGACCCGATGTGGTCAGAGATGGCTGATTCCTACGACCAGAGAACAGGCGGGATCACCGTTGCCGATGGACAAGGATGGTTCAAGAGCTATCGTGTGCTGGGCTTCAGCTATCGAGGGACCACCTACCCAGTGCCTGCGATTGGTCAGCGGTGCGGCAAGTTCGCGGTGAACGGCCCGGCGCTTGCCTATTCGATGGGGAATGTCCCCTAAGGGCGCTATCCCTCCGGAGAGGTTCAAGCGCTAGGGGTGGGTTGATGGTGGCCGGTGCTGATCTCCGGCTTCGACTCTCTCGTACTGTTTCAGCGGGCCTAGTGGGTCGTAGCGCCGCAATATGCGCATCCCCCGGTGATCAATCCGGTGCGTCTGCGTATGCCACCATCAAGGGGGCGGACTGTGCATTCGGCATATCCTCCGGCTCTGGATGCCTCCTCGGCCGGCCTCTCCCGTTAGGGTCTCGCCGCAATCCGCCTTCTTGATGGCCCTTCAACCCTGGTGCGCATCGGCTAGGAACCCCCGGCCGTCCAGAAGAAGAAGGACGCTCCCATTATCGACTTAGACGGCCTTATACGTCCATAGATGTTGATAGCTTCCCTTGCTCTGAGCGGGCACGGATAGCAGCGGCAGCGTGCTCTAGGGCTGCGTTGTAGGCGTGCGTCTCATTGTCATCTGCCTCGCCATAGGCTTTGCTCAGGATGGCGGAAATACAAGCCTCGCGATCTTGCTCGATGGCATCGCGGATCTGTTCGGCGGTGAATAGGGGGATGCTGTAGAGGCTGCGGCATCGGTCTCGCCGGCCAGCATTCGGGCCTCCGTTCGGGATCAGCGCCAACTCGGTTTCGGTTATCGCGCGCATCCAGTCGGACGCGGCGTGCGCCACGGGTTGAGGTAGGCTATCCATGGGCTTCTCCTCGGGCTCGGATAGCAGCGGCAATCTCAACGCCGAGCCTGCGAACCTGCGTGATGTTGTCGAAGGTCGCGGCTATGGCCTCGCGCTCCTGCTCGATTGCTTGGCGGGCAAAGGCTTTGAGTTGATCGGCGGTGAAGTCGAGATCCTGCGCGAAACCCATGTAGCCGCACAGGCACAGCGGGTGCTCATCCTTCAGCGTCTCAGGCACGCATTCATGGCCGTGGCACTTGGTGCAGAAGAAGCCTCGTTGGCGCTCTGGAAGCGGTGGCAGGTTATCCATGTGGCTTCTCCTGAGAAAGGGATGCGGCAGCACGGACCCGGCAGAAAGTGATCGGCACGTTTTTGCTGCAAGGCATCGGGTAGCCACAGGGGCAGCGCTCGATAGGCTTCTCGGGTGCTTTGGCGGTCATCCTTCAGTCTCCAGAGGAGGGGGAGGGAGGGGCATCCAGTGGGTGGGCATCGCTCTCGGCCACGCATCACCAAAACCGTGATACCACTCAACGCTGTTCCACTCACATTCGTAGTGCCACGGCTTACCGTACAACTCATCTAAAACCAAAATGGTCGTCCCATCCTTCGGCGCTGTGGAAATCGGTAGCCATTCGTTCATTTCGGTTCCTTTCTGGAGGGCTCCCCTGGGGGCTCCCCGGTGGCGCAAACCAGCGCGTTCAAGTCGGCCCAGTACAGGCTGATCACATCGCCGTTCTTGTCCCCGATGTTGTAGAGCACCGTGGGATCGAGGCCGCGCATCTCTGCATAGCGGTCCAAGAAGGCGCGCACCCGCTGGCGGGCAGATTCGATGAATTCGTCTTGGGTCATTTCGATTCCTTCTTCAGGTAGGCGTCGATAGCTCGGCGGATGTGCTCGGCGTACTTCATGATTTCTCCGGGTCCTTGGCCCGCAGCTTCTTCGCCCGAGCCGTCACGAACTCACGGATAGCCGGCGCTCCCACAAGCTTGGCGTCCGCCCACTGGGCATCTGTCATGCGGATCGGGCGCGACTTCATCAGCTCGCCGTCCTTGCTGAGGGGCTTGCGGCCTTGGCCTCGGTCATTCATCGGTCTGGTCATCCTCCGATTGTTGCGCCGCCTCGGCCTGGTACTCCGCGCGCTCTTCGTCGCAGTGCTGGCAGCGAGCGAAATAGGTCCAGTCGTGGTACTCGCAATGCTTGGGCTCGATCATGCGGCGCTACCAAAGCGCTCGGTAGCGATGCGCTTGGCTTCCTCCATCGACATGCAGGAGCAGTGGTAGGCGCCGCGCACGTAGATGTGGAAGTTCGAGCGGCCCACGTCTGCGGTTTGGTGGATGGCGACGGTCTTGGAAACTTGGTGCTTGGTCATGGTGCTCTTTCGGTTGGTGTGTGATTAATGTATATGCGCAATCAGGCGTTGTCTAGCCCGTTTACGCATATGCGCTATCAATCCGACGAACGGTAGTTTTCTTTGGAATGACTCGGAAGCGGTCCCAATGACAACAGGCAGCGAAACCCGCCGTCCTTGGAACGCCGGGAATGGTCGAAACCCGCATGGCGCCTCGATCCATCTACCGGCCTGTCACGCCGGGGGTCGCGGGTTCGAGTCCCGTCCACTCCGCCAGTTTCATTGGGTTTGTTGCTATCATTTTTGATGGATCAAATTCCAAAATCGCTAGTTTGGAATACGGTGTGCTTCGCTGCAAGCGCCCTGGCGATCGGCAAGAACGCCTCCAGACCCCAAGAGTTCAACGCGAAATTGACTGCCACGCAGACGATTCGCACGTTGTCCTTGGCATAGGTTCCCCGACTATCGATCCGGTCCAAGGACGGCCCATACGGGCCTTTGAGGCCGGTAATCGTCAGCATCAGGGGAACCCCGCTGACCTCGCACAAACCGGCGCAACGATCGACGATGGCGCGGTAATCGGAAGGGCCGAGCGTCCAAATGATCTTGCGTTGCGTGGCTCTGCGCTTGCTGGTGCGGTAGAGCCGCGTCGCCCAAGCCGGCACGCCGCCATTCATCCGGGTCGCGTCTGCATCCACCCTCCCGAATGACTCCGACCAGTTCACCGCATCGGGCGCACCCGTGGGCGGCTTCCAGTGCTTGTGCAACTTGAAGGCGTCGATCGCCGCTTGGCGCGCTGTGGCGATCTGATCCTCGGCAGCCGTGGCCGGTATTGTTCGGACGATGAACGTCGATCCGTCTGGCGCCTTCACCCACCATGCCACCGTGCGGCGGTTGACGCGCTCGTACAGGCGGTCGGGTAGGTTATGCGGGTTGTTGGTGCGAATCTTCATTTTTCGATTGTCGCCACGCATCTGATTCGTAGACTTTGGAATATGAACCAGAGGTCATGGCGCGGAATGCTGCTGCCGCCACTCGAGGAATCTGTCCATTGCCAGAGGCCTTAAGTCGGTCCACCCCGAAGGCCACAGCATCATCCACTCGGCGGATTCTGGATGCAGCCTCCCTCGCCCTACGTTGACCCAGAGCCAGTCCGTCATGGTCATGCCAGAGCTCAGATCTCGGCCCTTCGCTGTGCCGTTGCGCGCTCCCTTCCCATCGGACGCCGTGAGCGTAGGCAACAAGCCAGAGCCTTTCCCTGGCTTGTGGCGCACCGTAGGCGCTTGCTGGCAGACAAGCCCATCTAGCATCAAACCCCATTCCGGCAAGGTCACCAAGGACCACGGCAAGTCCTCGTCGAACAAGCAGCGGTGAGTTTTCCACGTAGACGAATTTCGGTCGTACCTCGTCGATGATTCTTGCCATTTCTCTCCAGAGGCCGGAGCGGGCGCCGTCAATGCCTGCGCCGTTCCCTGCACTGCTGATGTCTTGACACGGGAAGCCTCCCGAAACAACGTCAACAATTCCTCGCCACGCTTTGCCGTCAAAACTTCGCACGTCAGACCAAATCGGGAATGGTCGGAGGGCTCCATCGTTTTGTCGTTGCGCCAGAACTTGTGCTGCGTAGGCATCACGTTCAACTGCGCAGACGGTTTGCCATCCGAGCAGGTGCCCGCCGAGTATTCCGCCACCAGCGCCCGCGAAAAGAGCCAACTCATTCATACCCTTCAGCCCGCAGGCGTAGCCTTCTTGCTTGCCCGCCTGTCATAGACGCGGGCGATCATCTTTCCGTCCGTGTGGAGGGTGGCATCTTGCGTGTCGGTGTGGCCTGCGGCGAGCTTGTCGCTCACGCCCTTGGGCCGGCAGTCCTGCAGCGAGAACTTGCGGAACACCATCTTTCGCTTCGTCGCTTCCTTCACGCACTCGCGCATCAGGTCGTCGAGCATCGCCTTCCAGCCGCCCTTCGTGTACGGCTCGCCCTTGAGGTTGCCGAACAGGTACATCGTCCCTGCGTCCTTGTTGCGCTTCACGTCCATCGCTTCGTAGATCGTGGCGGACAGTTCGGGCGACCACTCGATGAGGATCTGAGGCTTGGTCTTGCTCTTGGAATCCGTCCAGAGGATGCCGGTAGCCGTCACTGCGCTGCGCTCGATCCTGCGCACCTCGAAGGAGCGACGGACACAGAGCCATGCGGTCTTGAGGGCAAGGGCGACGATCAGCCGAGCACCGCCCAGCTTGCGGCCCATCTCGACGGCAAGCGCCATCTCTTCGTGCGTGACGTAGCGCTTCGTCTGGGGAACGACCTTGTTGCGCGTCAAGTCCTTGAGCGGGTTGACCGTGATCAGCCCCTTGGTAATGGCGAACTCCATGATCAGCCGGGCGAGCGAGATTTCCTTGTTGCCCTTCACTGGCCGGGTCTTCTTGCAGGCGGCGAGATAGTCGTACCCCATCTTGGTCGTGATCTCGTCCACCTCGAAGTGCCCCCAGGCCTTCACGAGCATGGCGGATTCCCGCTTGTTCTCGGCGATGGTGGACGGTCGGCGCTTGGAGCCATCGGACAGCGGGAGGTCTTCCTGCATGACGAACCACGCATCGACCAGACCCTTGAACCCGCCTTCGGGCTGGTCGTGGACAACGCGCGTCGATTCCTCGATGGCCTGGCGGCGCAGCTTGCGGACCTGGTTCGCATCGTCCACCTGGCAGCGGTACTTGAACGCCCAGCGGCCGGATGGCAGCTTGTAGCCGATGCTGTAGACACGGGCGCCGAAGCGCTCATAGACCCGGTAGGGCAGGCCGTCAGGGGTTGCGCGGGGCTTGATCATGCTGGCCTCAGGTGGGAAAGGTTGGCGACTTTACGCGGAGCCTGGGAAACGGTGTCCTTCCCCTGCGTGACGGCCTCATAGTGGGACCGCTCCAGCACGACCCCACGCCGGCCCATGCAGGCACGGTAGAAGCCGCGACGGTGCAAGACCTCCAGTTGCAGGGCGGGCACCTTGTAATCGGTGAGTTCGTAGAGCTCGTCGGCGCTGAGTTTGATGCTCATGTCTTGGTTTCCTTCCTGCTCGCCTCAATCATGCTGGCTCCATTTCCATTTGCGTGACCAGATCGGTGTAGTTGCCCCACTGCGCGGCGAAAGCATCCGCGATGCCTTCGTAGGTGCGGCTGCGCTCTTTCCACCTTTCCTCGCTTGGGGGCATGCGATGGACTCGATTCCATGCCTTCCACGCCTCGGAATCCCGGTGCGGCGGGATGAGCCTGTGCGTCGGCAGAAGAGGAGGCAGCCCCTTCAACCAAAGGCATGTAGCCTTGAACTCCGGATGGCCGAACTCGTGAGGCTGGATGATCTGGTCGGGTTCGCGCCAAACGCTGGACATGATGCAGACGGGGTTCTCGATGGCGATTCGTGGGATGGGTGCATGGGCCAGCTTCAGGAAGAAGTCGATCGCTTCCTGCTGCCGGCCGTCTGCACGCTTGGCCTCGAAGTGCGCCGCACCGCTGACTGACAGGTGAGTGCATGGCGGGTGCCCGACCATCAGATCCCACGGGCCGATGCTGCCACGTTCAACCAACGTCAGGACATCGCGCTGAACGTGAAACTCGCTGCCATCCTCTGCCGGCAGGAGGTCGCACGACCAAGCGTCATGCCCAAGGCGACGGAATGCCTCACGCACCCGGCCGCTGTACTCGCAAGCGATCAAGACCCGCATGGCTTGTCTCTCCCGCATATCCGGCAGAAGTCACTGTCCATGAGCCATGTCATGTTGCAGGAGCATCGCCAAGTCTCCCTCGCAGCTTCCACGCCCATACTGCCTGCCATTGCCGCGTCAATTGCTGTCCGGAACGTCTTTCCGTAGAAAGGCCCGTGACCCGCGTTGACGATGTATTCGCCGTCATGTGGTGCATCGACCACCACGCCGAACACGATGTCATCCAGATCCTGGCGAGCGATCCAGTCCAGTCGCCTCGCGTCCTCCTGTGCAGCCTTGATGGCGGCTAGAGCGTCTGCCCCCCTGGCACCCCAAGCAGCCCTCCAGATAGCCAGGTCACCAGCATTGCTAGGGTCTCTGGCAGAGCACTTGTAATGCTCCTCGAAGGCTTGGTCGCAGTCTGCCCCCTCCTGCACGGGCTGCTGTGCTGCGAGAGCCAAGACTGCGCGGGCGAACGCGAGATAGCCAGATGAACACTTAGTTCTCGGCATCGCGGTCCGAAGGCATCCTGCGATCTGCTCGTCCGTGAGATCAGTCGCCATCACTCACCTCCTTGCACTGCCAGGCCGTTCTTCTCTGCGAGAGCACGGGTGATGGCTTTGGCGAACGCAGCCAAGCTGAACCGTTCCCCCCATCCACCCGCGTCTGGATTGCATTCGTCGGAGTCGGCCAGATCGTAGATCTCCTCCTCCGTGAGCCCGGTAATAGGCTTCGCCGGCTCCGTGGTGGGTGCTGGGCGGCAGTACGGGCACTTGGCCGCGTTGTGGTGATTGGTCGGATCGAAGCCGAGCGCCTCGCACACAGCGCGCATGTTCGGCCCCTCCATGGTCGCAGCACCGGGGGAGGCTTCGAGTTGTGCAATTCGCCAGTCGCGCCATGCCAGCTCGGCTGCGATGTCGGACTTGCCGTGAAGGTCTTCGCGTGTCATGGCCATGACGTGCCGGCAGTAGTGGCCGCCGTCCTTGTCGAGAGCCATGATGTCTCGGTGTGCGTATTCAGGCATGGTCACCTCCTGCAGCGAAATAGCCAGAGGTCTCAACCTTGCCAACCGACGACTTCTCGCCTCCCTGGTGCCCCGCTACAGGCTGAGCGGCGAGAGCCAGAATTGCTTTCTTGAGCGCGATCTTTGCGTCCACTCGCATCCCATATGAAGACGGGGAGCACATCAGGTCGTAAAGATGGTCGGCTGCATCGAGCGCTGCGTCGGTCGGCTCGGCCTTCGGTTCTGCCTGCTTGCGCGGGACTGGTGTGGTCACGATCCCATCCCCCCATTGGTCTTAGGAGAGGCTGCGATAGCTGCGCGCAACTCCTCGATGCACTTCCGGACGGGCTCGGCGCCGTGCCAGTTGCCGGGCTCGCCACTCTTGCCGGTGACGATTTGGTAGATTTCGGCAATGGTGGCGTTGGCCGTGCGGGCCTCCTGTGCATGCATCTGCGCTTCCAGCTTCAGGCGCTCGACCAGATTCCCCGCATCTGCTTTAGCTGCGGTGCTGGCAAGGGCCGCGTCGATCTTGTCGATGGCGAGTTGGAGGTTGACGGCGGGCGTGGACCATTCGTCGATGCCGTACAGGTGCTCGCCGCCGACACCGTAGGACATGAGCATGTCGCGCACGTCATCGATCCGCCAGCGGAGGTCGCGCAACAGCGCATCTCTCTCTTTCGCTACTTCGGGGGAGGGGGATTTCATGAGTGCTCCCCTTCCGTGTTCAGCTTCGTCACGCTGACGACCTCGACGTTGAAATCAATCAAGTGGCCGTCAAATTCCATCTGCAACTCGGCGCAGTTGCAGTCCTGATCAACCATGTTCTGCATGATCGTTTTAAGGAAACGTCCGATGGAATCCTTGCCGGTGAAGTAGGGATCGGTCATGTTGTTCTTTCCTGATATGAATAGAGGGAGGGACTCAGAACGGGATCGATGAGTCTTCGTCGTCCCGGCTCTGCTGCCTGGCAGGAGCGCGCTGCTGTGGCCTCGGGGCCTCGGCCTGGCGCTCCTTGCTGCCCAGCATCTGCATCTGGTCTGCGCGGATCTCGGTCGCGAACTTCTCCACGCCGTCTTTGTCGGTGTACTTGCGGGTCCGAATCTGGCCTTCCACGTAGACCTGTGAACCCTTCGTGAGGTACTGCGCGGCGATCTCGGCAAGCCGGCCGTTGAACGTGACGCGGTGCCATTCCGTCGCCTCGCGCATCTCGCCGGACTGCTTGTCCTTCCACTTGTCTGTGGTGGCAATCGTGACGTTGCAGACCTGATCCCCGCTTGGGAAGGTGCGGGTTTCAGGATCGCGGCCGAGGTTGCCGACGATGATTACTTTGTTGACCGAAGCCATGTGATTCCTTAGCCGGCGTGCTCGTCGGCAATTTGTTGAACAACCAGATTGATGAACCTGCGGGCTTCCTCAACCTTGAACTTGATCCTGTCTTCCAGCGCCTTATCGCGCTTGTAGCGAACGGTCGTCACCCGAAGTACCGGGTTGATGTGATCGACGTAGTGCAGATCCGGGTCTTCGTAGCCGATCAGCTCATCAGGCGTGTTGACGAGGCAATAGGCGACCTCGAAGTGATCGACATCCCAGAGCCACATATAGACGCGGCCCTGCCATTCGTAGTCCTTGTCCTCGCCATCGGTGGACGTAGCCGGAAAGGTCGCCAAAGACCAAGGCGACTTGAGATCGATGATCTTTTCCCCCGTGAAGATGTCGCACTCGCCGGTGACCCAATCGTTCGTCTTGCGCTCGGGGTTCTTCTTGTAGTCCGTGAAGTGGACGGAGTTGTACAGATCCAGCGAAGCCGGCTCGACCTGTGTTCCCTTCTCCAGGAACTTGCTTGTCACGGTCTCCTCATAGCCGTAGACGAACTCCTTGGCGAGCTTGGCAAGGTAGGTCTTCGCGCCCACAGACAGCGCCTCGGTCTTTGCCTTTGGCTCGGTCATGATCTTGCTTATGCTGGAGGCGCGGAACTTGAACGGCGTTTTCATGCTGTTGCCGCCTCCACTTCGGAAAGCTTGGCGTCCTGCTCGCTAGTCAACTCAAAGTTGGCCCGCAGCTTCTCGGCGGTGTACTGGCCGCCCTGGATCTTCTCGATGGCTGTATCAAGGCGCGCATCGCTGATTGACGGCTTCTCGCGGATGGTGACCTTCGGACGGATGCGCAGGCACTCCACCGTTTCCCCGCCCATCTTGGTAGTGGTCGCGTACAGCGTGATCTGCTGCCCAGCCCAGTCCTCGATGTAGTTGCCGTACAGCCTGGCAATGGTCTTGCTGTTGGTCGCGTTCAAGATCATTGGCTTGTTCTTGACCAAGTGCGCAACCGTGCATTCCTCTTTCTTGCCACCCGTGCCAGTGATCTGCTCGCGGACCACGTAGTCAATGGTTACGGTCAGGTCTTGGCCTTCATCGAGTGAGTACGCGCCGATGTAGTCAGGGTTCTGGAGGCGCTTCCAGTGTGTTTTGTTGCTCATGACAGTGCAAACGCAATGAAGGCCGCAACCGGAGCGAGAGCCAGCAGCACCGCCAGCACGTTCAGGAATGCATCTTCTGCCGGTGAGCAGGGCTGGTCCTGCAATTCCGCAAACTTGGCCTCTGCGAATCGTTGCGAATGAGTGTGCAGGAACCACTCCTGATCTTCATAAGAGATTTCGCGATGCATGGTTAGCTCCTAAGAACAGTTGCGAGGACGATGACGGCGAGGATTGCGACGGCGAACATGTACTTGTCTGCCTTGGTCGTTGCCTTCTCGAAGATGTGAAGGGCGTAGAACTGGTCGTAGTAGTTCAAGCGGCCTCCCTGTAGTTCTCTGCAGCGATGTCGTCTGCAGCGTTCCAAAGCACCGTTGCGGCATCCTCCAGGCTCTCAACCGCTTGGGTTGCGTGCTCCATGTGCTTGAAGTTCGAGACTTCGATACGCCCCTTGATGGCTTCGATCAGGTCTTGTCCTGCACGCTCGTCGAAGTCAACGTGAGGGATCAGGCGAATGGCTGTGCAGAGGTCTTGGACGTTCATTTACCACTCCGTAGGGTCTTTGCTGCGCATGCCAAGGATGACGATCGCGCCGACGATGCCAACGCACAGAAGAGCCAGGACAGCGCAGAAGATCGCGGCGGCTGCCAAGGGGTAGCCGAACACGACGATGCTGAAGGCGCGAGAACTGGCACCGATGACAGCGAGCCAATCGAGCACGGGCAGGAGCCATTGAGGGGCGTTCATTCAGATGCTCTAATCAGCGGGCGGCAGGCCCTTCAGTTGCACAACCTTTTCACCCACAACATGGGGAACGGGATCGGTGAACAGTTCCGACACCTCAAGGCCCCAGAGGTCATCCGTGAAGGCAATCTGTTCGTCAGTAGGCAGTTCTTGATACGACATGATTTCTCCTTACCAAACACGCAGCCAGGCTGCCCAGTCCCATACACCACCGGCAGGGCATGCGTTAACAGCCTGTGCAGACACGTATTCACCTGGCGCAATCGTCACCACCGGAAACGAAACCTCGCCCTTGCTCAGCAGTGCTTCGTCGCAGTTCCGGTACTTCATCGCTCCATCGGCTGTCATGGCGTAGATGCAAGCCGTACCGTTCAGCGTGTTCGGCGTTGCCGTGCCTGAAACCGAGTAGATCGACACACCCACAAGGTGAACGTCTCGGTCGGTGTCATTGCGCCAAGGGGTCGGGGCAGTGCTTCCCTGCTGACCGTCACACGGGATAACAGCGTCTTGTTGCGGCTGTCTCCACGCATGCAGACCGCTCGTCTGAACGCGAACCCGCATTGCGTAGGTGTGGCCTTTCAGTTCCGGCTCGGTGTGCGAGTTCAGGTAAACCACCCCACCGGGAGGAACAGAGAGACCAGTGTTCGCGCCCCAGGTAATGGGTGCATAGTTCTCGCCAGGGTTCTTTACTGAACAGCCAACCTCACCCCGGCCGGCGATCGTTTGGCCCGTCACGAGCTCACCGAGGTAGACGCAATACTCGCTCCAGAAAGAGGTCTCGCCAGTCGCAGCCTGCACCTCGTCGATCTGCAACAGGGTGCCGGTGTTGTTCGTGAACTTCACGTAGGTTCCTGCAGGAACACCAACACCAATCGGCTGGTCGTTCGCAACAAGGGGACACTCCACATGCGTATCAGGAGCAGAGACGCAGCCAGGATTGAAAGGATCGAGCTTCAGGGCCTCGACAACGGGCAGGGCAGGGGCAGTGCTCGTAGGAGCTGCTGCGGGCTCTTGGGCAGCAGGGGCGACAGCGAAGCCGCCGCCAGAACCACCGCCGCCACCACCGCATGCACAGAGTGCCGCGACGGCTGCTGCTGTGAGGGCTTGCTTGAACATCTATCTCTCCGGTTGGGCCAGCGGGTTTGCTTGCCGATGGAGAGATTATGCAAAGAAGTTTGCCGCTTGCCTAGGGGGTCAAGCAAAAAAGTTTGCTGATGCGTCTAGGTGGTTTCCCGCAGACGTAAAAAAGCCCGCGCGCGGCGGGCCTGGGTTGGAGTGGCTGAGGTCTAGCTCATAGCCTTCACCGCAAGCTGTAGCAACTCGACGGCCTTTCGATCGTCACCCTTCTCCGAAGCGGTCAAGGCTGCCTCAATGAGCGCCCTGACGACTTGCTTGTTGGGATCTGGGGGCGTCTGCGTTGGCAGGCCCAGAACTTTCGCAGCGCGCATCTGGACGCGCTCGATCTCCGTCACTAGCTCTGCTGCTGCGGCAGAAGCTTCACCATTTACGTGGTTCATATTTCTTAATGCTCCAGAGGAGCAGGCTTGGTTTCAACGTCTTTCTCACGGGCTCTCAAAGATTTATTTAGTTCTTTATTCTTAGATATCGGTTTTTGCATCGTTGCGAGGCCAGAAGCCTTATTTGCAATATCTTCGGCATCGTCTGGTTCATCAGCAAGATCCTTTAGAAGCTCTCCAATCAGTCGTCTGCTGCGTCGGTCGAGGGCACCAACCAGGCTCCCCATCAGGAGGATGCACGAACGAAGGTTGGGCGCGGAATAGGTCATCGAAGTGGGTATGGTTTGACATAGGGATGCACCATTCTCGGTCATGTCACCGCCCAGCTCATCAGTAATAGCCTCGTCAACCCCATTCTTTACCATGTCATTTGACATAGAAACGCTATCGTCGATTTTCTTCTGCCTACTTTGGTAGGCAGTTCCGGCTATTAAAGAATCAATCGAAACGCCCATGACATTCGCCAGACGGTCGATGTAGTCACGCGGGAACCGCCCGTGCTTCGTCACGCCCTCGATGTTCTGCCTGGACGTGTGGACGAGTTCAGCCATGGCCCTAGCGCTCAGGCCGTGGTCCTCCATGTAGTCAGCTACCTGCTCTCCGATCGACCTTTTCATAGCAAATGATTTTGCGGGACTTGCGCGCATAGATGTTTGCGTGCTACGATGCAAACATATTTGCAGAGGCGGGTACATGGCGACCAAGAAATCAGGAATCCAGCGCGCGCTGGAGATGTATGACGGCAAGAGCACGGCCCTCGCGGCTGCGATCGGATCTGGCGTCAGCCGCCAGAACGTCGAGCACTGGCTGAGCATCAACCGCGTTCCTCACGAGCGCTGCGCCCGAGTAGCCCTCGT